ATGAAGATATACAAGAAGCATACGATTATGCTTTTGAACATTTAATGCAAGTGGCGCTACAGGAGAAACCTAAAACCCAGACTGTGGGTCTACCCGAACCTTTAAAAGTTCGTGTAATTACAAAGGGACCTCCTGCTACTTATTTTGTTCTTAAGCAACTCCAGAAGTTTTTATGGAAAACTCTTAAAAATCACCCAATATTCGAATTAATCGGGAAACCTCTAGATGAAGAGATCGTAAGGTCTGTTTTTCAGGATGTAACAGGTAAACCGTGGATATTAAGTGGAGATTATAAAGCTAGTACCGACAATATTTATAGTTGGATTTCAGACTACGCTTGTAAAAGAGTTTTCTCTCACTTCAAGGAAAATGACGAAAGCTACACAGATTATAATTCTGGTGAACACTTCCTTACTAACATGGAAGGACTTTGCAAGAAAGCCCTCACTGAACATTGGATTAGCAATCCCGTATATGAAAGATATATGGCAAGCTATTTCCAATACAATGAGGTCATGAAGAAAGTTCTTATGAAAGGTCAAGGGAAGGGTAAGAATGGATTAAAGATATTTTGTGAAGGTCCATTTAAAATGGGTCCCGAATGGTACACAATATCCAGACTTAGAAAATTCGCCAAACAATTAGAGAAACCTGATGAACAGCAAGCAAAGATTTGGTATGGCCAAGTGCATTTAACAGAGAAAGAGTTATTTGTACAAGGAGAACATCCGTATTGTAGAGTTTTTAAAACTCTGGATGATATTACCAATGCTTGGGTATTACTCAAACAGGATTTAATCGATAAGAATATCGAGAAAGGGAAAGATCAAAAACAGGGCCAATTGATGGGTTCTGTGGTTTCGTTTCCTTTTTTATGTCTCATAAACTGTGCAGTTTGCTGGTACTCTTTATCTATGGATGATCCAAAGATGGAGTTCTTAAAGTTACAAGACTTACCCTTACGAGTAAATGGAGACGATTGCGTTTTCAATGGCTCGAAAAATCTATTTAAACATTGGACTAATTGTATTCCATATGTGGGTTTTTCATCAAGTGTGGGTAAGACCTATTTTTCCAAGGAGATCCTTGTTATGAACAGTCAGACTTATTTTCGACCCGAATGGTGTCCCGACAATTTTGTCCGTTGGGAGCTACAGAAGTACGTTAATTTCGGTCTGGTCAAGGCTCGTAATAAAGGTGGAGAAGATCAAGATAATCCTTTTGCTCTTAGTTCAATTCAAAAAAAAAA